AAGAGCTACATGCTCATCAACAACATCGCGATGCTCTACGACAAGGGCAAGATCAACGCCGCTTTGATCGTAGCGCCCAAGGGCGTGTACCGCAACTGGGTGAACATCGAACTGCCCAAGCACATGCCTGACCACGTCGAGCACCGCGTGGCGCTGTGGGCCGCAACGCCACGCAAGGCAGAAAAGCAGGCGCTCGATCGGCTCTTTGAAGTCACCGAGGACTTAAAGATCCTGGTCATGAACGTGGAAGCGTTCAGCACGCAGAAGGGCACATCGTTCGCCACGCGCTTTTTGCTTTCGCACGAGGCGCTGATGGCGATCGACGAGAGCACGACCATCAAGTCCCACACCTCTGCACGCAGCAAGAACACCGAGAAGGTGGGCATTGGCGCACGGTACAGGCGCATCATGACTGGGTCTCCTGTCACCAAGAGCCCGATGGACCTGTACCAGCAGTGCGCGTTCTTGTCGGACGACTGCTTGAACATCCACAGCTACTACGCCTTCCAGGCGCGGTACGCAGTGGTGGTCGAGCGCCAGCTCGCAAGCCACAGCTTCAAGCAGGTCGTAGGCTATCGGCACTTGGATGAGCTCAAGCTCATGCTCGACACCTTCAGCTTTCGCGTGAAGAAAGAGGAGTGCCTGGACCTGCCGGACAAGGTGTACATCCGCCGCGAGGTCGAGCTGACAGACGAGCAGGTCAGGGCCTACAACCAGATGAAGTCCGTGGCCCTTGCAACGATAGACGGAGGCCTTGTTTCAACGGTCAACGCGCTCACTCAAATCATGCGCCTGCACCAGATCACTTGCGGGCACGTGAAGCTCGACGACGGGACGGTGGTGAGCCTTCCAAACAAGCGCATCGACGAGCTGCTCGCCACACTCGAAGAAACAGACGGCAAGGTGATCATCTGGGCGACCTATCGCCACGATATCGAAGACATCAAGTTCCACTTGCAGACCGCCTACGGCATGACGAGCGTAGCGACCTACTACGGCGAGACGACAAGCGACGAGCGCGAGCGCATCGTGAACGACTTCCAGGATCCCAACAGCGAGCTCCGCTTCTTCGTAGGCAACCCATCCACCGGCGGCTACGGCCTCACGCTCACGGAGGCGAGCACGGTCATCTACTACAGCAACAGCTTCGATCTCGAGAAGCGCTTGCAGTCCGAGGACCGCGCGCACCGCATCGGGCAAACGAAGAACGTGACCTACGTCGATCTCATTGCACCGAACACGGTCGATGAGAAGATCGTCAAGGCGCTCCGTGACAAGATCGACATCGCAACCCAAGTGCTCGGCGAGGACCTCAAAGAATGGCTCATCTGATCCGTCAACGGCAAGACTTCGACTATCCCATTCTGTCCCGCGTCGATGCGGCGACGGGCCGCGTCTACAAGGTGCCGGGGTTTGAAAACGTACCGTCTGTCACGACTATCCTTGATCGGACCAAGGACAAGGCAAAGCTCCAGGAATGGGCCGATCGCGTGGGCCACGAAGAGGCAGAACGGATCAAGCGTGAGGCGGCCTATGTGGGCACCACTATGCACGCAACCATCGAGTCCTTCTTGGCCGATGAGCCGTTGACCGTGGGCCAGGACTGGCTCTCCTTGCGCGGCCATCAGATGGCGTTCGCCCTTATCAACAAGCACTTCAAGGACATCAACGCCGTCTACGGCTTTGAGGTGGGCCTGCATTACGGGCATCGCTATGCAGGGACCACGGACATGGTGGCGCAGTACCGGGGCAAGCTTGCGATCGTGGACTTCAAGCAAGCGTTGAAACCGAAGCGCGCGCAATGGATCACGGACTACTACCACCAGCTTGCGGCCTACGCCATTGCGCATGACAGCCTGTTCGGGACCAACATCGACTTCGCCGTGATCCTGGTTGCCGTGCAGGACGGCACCACGCAGGAGTTCACCACAGCCGGCCGAGAGTTTGAGGACTACAAGGCCGGCTGGATGGAGCGCCTTAAGCAGGCGGAGGCTGCTGCGCTGCCATCGCGCTGATGGTGTCAAACGGGAAGAGCTGTTGCAGCATCGCACGGCTCTGCGTGGCAGGGCCTTGTGACTGCGGGCCTGGAGGCGGCTGACCACCGCCTTGGGGCATGCCTGGGACACCACGCGTGGTCGGGGCGGGCGGCAACTGACGGAACATCCGCGAGGACTGCGAAGGCTGCGCGAAGGGCTCTGGCGGGGGCGGTGCTTCGTCAGAGGTCAGCGCGGTAAGTCCTGAGGAGATCATGTAGGAGTTGAGCTTCCTTGCGATCTCAAACTTCTCTCGCTCAGTGCGGCCTTGCTTGAGCAGTTCGGCCATGAACTGCGGGTCCTGAGTGGCCTTTTCGATCACGTAGCGCAGCTCCAACGTCGGCATCTTGTCAAAGATCTGCCGAGCATATTCAGAGCCTGCCGAGGCGACAATCAAAGAGTTTGCGTTGTTAGCCGCTTTTGTCGCGATGTTTGATCCCAGAATGCGTAGGCCCAGCGTCTCAAGCGCAGAGCGCCCAGTGATGAAATTGTCCACTGGCACGTTGTTCTCAATGCCGTTTTCAATCCGGATCATCGGATTTATCAGCCGCTGGATGTTCTTCTGCTCGCTCAGCGTGATGAGCCCGTTCTGGCGCATGATGTTCATGGCAGAGGGCTGCTGGAACGAGGGCCCCTGCTCTTTGGGAGCGCGGCCGTACAACACTTCCAAGTACTTTTTCGGGCTGAAACCTTTTTCGCTTCGCGCCTGTTCGTACGCGTATTCGTACACAGAGGCCTTAAGGCCATTGACTGCATCAGGGCCGCCTGCACGGGCAAACTTCGCAAGTTTGCTGAAATCCCGAACAGGATTCTTGCCGTTGAGCGCATTTGCTACCGCAGCAACAGGATTTTCTCCCGCCTCCAGAATTTTGGCAAAAGCGATCTGCTTTCGCAGCGTATCGTTGATCGCGCTGTTCTCAAGGCGAACAAGGTCGAACGCATTCTGGGCCTTAACGGCGTCCGTTAAGGTGTCGGTCAGTCCAAGGCTGTCCAGGAGTTGCTTGTTCTCCGTGACGAAGTTGGTGAGTGCAGCCGGATCGACGCGAGTTGCCATCTGCCCTGTCGCTGGATCCATCTGCTGCTTCATCGTCCTCGTTGCTGCGGTGAGCAGCACCGACTGGAACGCGCCGTTGAGCGTGTCAAGCTGAGAGTCCGCCATCTCGGCCAAGGGCTTGAGACCGATCGTGATCTCATTGTCAGGGCCTAGACGCTGCAATGCATCCTCGTACTGGCGCTTGGGCAGTGCTAACGCACTGCGAAGCTCCGCAATCCTCGCCGTCGTCTGGTCCATGTTCGACGGACTGAAAGCACGGCGCACGAGCACCTCGGGCGTTATGCGCTGCGCGCCACGCGCAGTCATCGCCGTGATGTCGTTGGCATAGGTCCGCGTGAAGACGTCGTTTAGCGCTTTGGAAAAGGTACGTGCCTCGTCCAAAAGAGGAGCATTCAGCGTTTTGATATCGTCCAACAGACCTGCTGCAACGGTGTTATAGATGCCCGCGAGACTATTGTCTCCGGCTGCGCGTGCAGAGCGAGCGAGCTCCAAAAGCTCTGAGCGGTTGCTTAAAAGATCTACCGCGTTCACGGGCTTGAGCTCGGGAAAAAACTGCCGAGGAACAGTCCCTGTTTCAAGGGCCTCCAGGCTGCGAGCGCCCGACTTGTACGTGGTAAACGTGTTGACGTTCACCCCAAGGCCCTGCATGATGTTGCGCAGTGGCGCAGGCAACATCGTAAAGTTTTCAGGGCTGACGTCCCTAGTGCGCTCAAGAAAATTCTGAGCTGCGTTCGAGGGAACCACATCGGCAGGGTTCGCGGCCCGAGTGCCTTGCTTCAGGGGTTCAATCTCAAGAAAGTCCCGATAGCGCTGATTACCCGCGTATCTCTCCTTGGCAACGCTATATCTCCGGCTTTCCGGAAGGTAGCCAAACTGCTCTATCCAGTCATCCATGGTTTTGACAGCGTCTTCACGGATGTCTGAATGACGCGCCATCATGGCAGTGATGTTGTTGTACTCTTGCTCGGTCATCTTGGCCTTTTTCAAGGCCGTCTTGAATGCCGCAGTCTGCGCGGCCGTATCGACCGGAGGCCCTTTGAGTACTTGTAGCAGTCCCACGCGCCACAGTTCGCTTTCTACCGCTCGGGCCTCCTGCAACGCAACCAAAATCTCCGTCTGGACCGTGTCGCCAATCTCACGACGCCCCGCTACATCGACCTTTGGAATGCGGGCAATCTTTGCCGCTGCATCGGCTTCCGCCGCAGTCAGGCGGTTCTGAAGCATCTGGTTAAATACCGTCTCACGCGTCTCAGCGGCCATGCGCAATGCCTCAGGATCGCCTATTTCACTTAATCGCCGGGTGAGAATCCGAAGCGCGTTAAACGCAAGCTTTCCCTGTTGCAGGGTTTCCGGGGAGTAACGGTCCTTGCCGCCCAGCGCAAGCCTTGCTTCAATCCCCGCCAGCGTCTTGTTGCCTGTCTTCTGCGCCGCCGTCATCATTGGAATGCCCTCGATGCCAGGGTCTTCCAATGCACGAATCAGCGCAGGGATGTCTTCTTTGTTCTGCTCAAGAATGTCATAGATGACGTTGACCGCACGTCTATTTTGATAGGCCTTGAAGGACTCGGTCGCTGCGTCTTGCAGTTCCCCGAACCGCTCTTTAGGGCCCGAGAGCCACGGCAAAGGATTCGCGGCATCGGCAACCGCCCGCAGCCCTCGCCCAGTCTTGTCAATGACGTTCTGCACAATCGACGACGGCAGCGAGAACGCAAGGCCGCCCGCAAGCGAGCCACCCAACCGGGGCAGCGCCTCGCCGGGCGCAACGGCCTCCGCAGTCCCCGCCCCTATGCCTGCCCCAAGCGAAGTTAGTGACTCAGCGGTCAGATAAGCACCCGGTGACTTACGCGCCGATTCGCCGATCTTGGAAATGAAGGTTGCGATGCGGCCGCCGGTCTGGACGGGGATGAAGAAGGCCGTCGGAGCCATGGCCATCGACTCGCCGATCGTCTGGCCCATGATCCGTAAAGGCAGGTCCTCGGGCCGTGCTTGGGGAATCAAGGGCTTCAGACCCTGGCCACCGAGATAGCCTGCAAGGAGCCCGGTCCCCGCGCCTGCAAGCATGCCTGGGACGCCGGCCGGAGCACCGCGCACGGCTCCTGCAAGCATGCCGGAGAAGGGGAGCCCCGTTTCAGCGGCAGCCTCGGACATGCCGTAGCCGATCTGTTTCAGACCCTCAAAAATCCCGCCGTCACCGCCGCCCGAGGAGGTAGCTTCTAGCTGGCGGGCAAAGGCTGCGGGGTCAAATTCCGTGCTGGGTGCGGGCGAAAGACCCGAGGTATTTGGTGGTACTGGGACCATGGCAGGGCCGGTGTCCGGGGTCGATGGACGACGGAACTGCTGCGCTTGGATGTTGGAGGCCATGCCCTGAGGCGAAGTCCCTGTGGCCGACGGCGCGAAGCGCGGCGACTCTTGGGCAGGAGCCGCCGCTGCGGGGGCCGCAGGCTCTTCATCCACGGGCCGCGAGGTGGACTCGAGCAGCTTTTCAAAATCAGTCATCGATCACCTCGGAGCGTTTTTCTGATGAATCTTACCGTTCGGGTGGATGAAGTATGCCCCAGGAGGCAGCGCGTTGTAAGCGGCTTGCCCCGCCTGGTCGTTGTTGATCCGTGGCGGCATGCCGAGCATGGCCCGAAGATTCCGGACTTCTGCGAAATCGACGGCTGCCTTGCGGATTCTGTCTACAGGCATAGGGTCTGAGTTGTAAATGCGAATGGCCCGTTGTTCGAGATTGCCGAGCAGGTTGTCCAGACCCAGCAGCCTGTTTCGATAGGCAGTCGGGTTGTCAATGAACTGCGGCAGGGCGTCCAGTTGGTTTTGGATCTGTTGGCGCTCAGTCTCTGTGAACCGATCGCCCACATACAAGGATCGATTGATCTGGTTGGCAGCTATCGACAAGAAAGTTCGAGCCGACTGCTGTTCAGGCGCAATTCCTCCCAGGCCGGGGAATTTGGAGAGAAAAGACCCAGCAATTGCAACCGGGCCCGTACCTTTTTCAGCTAGGTTAAAAAAGGTGGACTGTCGCTCTTCCGGCGTCAATTCAAACGGCCTAGTGTCCAGCCCTGGACGTCCAGGAGGAGTCACTGTTCCCGGAGCTGGGGCCTGCGCCTGAGCCGTGGTCGGAGTCGCAGTGGCTGTGGGCGCTGTGCCCACGGTCGGTGCTCCGAGGGGCACTCGGCCGCTTTGCGGAATGAGATCCTGACGTCCGCGCGCGGTCAGCGCAGTGACAACAAACTTTGGAAGTGTGGGGACACGAGTAGATCGCTCGCCCATTATATCCGTTGTGGTCACCGTATTGCGGTTGATGTAGTCCACCACCGCCGTCTCAAACATCCGGTCAGCCTCCTCGCCTGCCGTGTTTGCACCAAAGCTTGGAGAAAGCTGATAGAAGATATTGAGCTGCTGTGCCGTCAAACCTTTGCCGAATCCGGGCGTCGCGGCCGCCGCAGCACGCTCCGCCGCTATTTGTAGCATGGTCGCGTTGCGATCCAGCGCGTTCAAACGTGAGGTAATGTTCTTGTCGTCCGCGATCCGGCCCTGCAAAGTCATCCGTGCCGTCTCAAGCTTCTCTCGCAGAGCAAGACGCTCGGCCTCCAGCCCCTTCTTGGTGTCGTTGTCCAAGTTAGCGACCTGCAAGCGGCTCTCAAGCTGCTTGTCCAAGCGCTCCATGGCGGCAACTTCTCGGGCCTGGGCAATGCTCTCGGCAGAACCGATCTTGGCGCGGCCCAAGGCATCCTTCATGCCGGCAATGCGCTCGTTCAACGCATTGACCTGATTGGCAATACCTTGCTTTGCCTCCAGGCTCATCGTGGTTGTCTGAAGCTTGGCATTCAATGCTTCACGCTGGCGCTCGGCCTCTGCGATGTTGTTGGCCTCGGACACTAAACGGCGCGTGTCGTTGTTATTCTGGTTGCGTAATGTCAAAGCCTCCTGCCGGTTCCTCTCCAGGTCCGTCCGTGCCACAAGGGCCTCACGCTGTAAGCGTTCCCGGCGCTCGTCTGCACCTTCCCTGACGGCCTGCCCTGACAACGCCCCCAGGAGCCTGTCCTGTGAGGTTTGCAGGCGCTGGTTGAATTCCATGATGCGTTGCGCTTCTTTCTCGGCCGAACTGAGCGCAGCAGACTTGACCGCCCGTTCGCCCTTCTCAAGTTCACCGATTCGCGCGCCGATCGTGGCAGGAAGCCCTTGGAATGCGCCGGCAACACGCGCAAGCTGGCCACCCCGCATCGGGCGGCCTCGCTCGTCTACGTTGGCCGCATAGCCAAAGGCGCGCTGCGCAAGATCAAACAGCATCTGTGACTGGGTTGTCTGTTGGTTATCGCCCAGCAGACGCCGATAGACGGGCAATTTGGTCTCGTAGAGCGACTCAATGCTCGGCACTTCTCGCGGTTGTTGCCCAAGCGTCGTTTCAACGCGCTGCCGCAAGAGATCGCGCACTTCCGGGCTGTACATCGCTGCCGAGGAGGGTTCTGCCACAGGGGTCACGCCCTCCTCATCTGACCCCTCTTGAAAACGCTGTACGAACCCGCCACGCGCCATGCCAACCGGCGGCTGGCCCGGAGGCGCCCCAGGCGGAGGCCCAGGGGGCGCTCCCATCGCGCCCGGAGGCGGCATGGCACCGAGCCCTGCTCCGGGGCCCATGGGCGGTGGTCCGGGAGGCGCGCCCGGTGCACCTCCAGGCGGAGGCATCATCGGCGGCTGGGGTCCTTGGGCCATGGGCGCAGACTGCGCAAGCCCGCCCAGCCCGCCGCCGCCCTGTTGGGCGAGCACAGGCTGAAGCATCGCGAGCACCGGCTCAGGGGTCTCGGTGGCGGCCGCGTAGCCGACAAGGTCAGCAAGCTCTTCGCGGCGAGCGTCGATGGAGCGCATGTCGCCGCGAAGGTTGTTCATGAGGATTTCAGGCGAATCCGGGCGGCGCTCCATCATCTCGCCTTCATCCTGGTCATCGCCTTCCTCGTCGTCGCCCTCGAGATCGTCCTCGAACATGTCAAGGAAGCCTTGCATGATGCCGACGTTATCGACAGGGGGTTTTCCCATACCTTTATCTTTCATGACGATCCCTTAGAAAAGTTGGGCGCGTTTCGCCCCAGCGGCCGTGGCCACTGCCCCGAGTCCAATGCCCACCGCCTGCTGGAACGGGCTGGCGGAGGGCTGGCTTGCCGCCGTCGTAGACATCTGCGAGGACGGCGCACCGCGATAGATGTCAGACAAGAACGAAGCCTGCTGGTACGGTGCGTAGACCGATTGCAGCGTGTTCGCCCGTGACGCATCCAACTGCTGCTGGTTGAGCGCCTGCTGCGTCTGGCCGACGTTGAACAGGAAGTTGACGTCGCCCTGTTGCAGTGCCTGTGCCGTCTGCCCGAGCGCCGCCTGCTGCACGCCAAACTGACCCATTTGCTGGCCGAACTGCCCAAGGCCCTGCGCAGTGGACTGTCCAATGCCGAACTGCTGACCGGCCAACTGCCCGATGCCCTGCGCGATATTCTGGAACTGGCCCGCCTGCTGGCCGTAGATACCGGCTTGCGCCTGCCCCGCTTGGATACGCTGGCCGCCCTGTTGCAACATCAAGTTGGCGATGTTCTGGTTGATCGCCGCTTCTTGCCCCGCGAGCGCACCCTGCTGCGATGCAAGGTTGCCGTACTGCTGCGCGGCTTGACTGTACAGGCCCGCTGCGCCCTGGCCCAACTGCGCCTGCTGCACGCCTAACTGACCAAGGCCTTGGCCCGCTGCGATCTGCTGTTGCGACAGGTTGCCGTAGAGCCCCGCGCCCGCCTGTCCAAGCTGCGCCTGCTGCACTGCCTGCTGTCCCACCGTCGTGCCGATGTTGGCAAGCTGGCCCGCCGCCGCCTGTCCAAGCTGCGCACCCTGCGCGGCGAACTGGCCCAACTGCGCCCCGCCTTGGACTCCGAGCTGCGCCTGCTGCATTGCGGTCTGCGCGGCTTGTTGGCCAAGCGCACCCTGCGCCTGCGCCTGCTGGCCGTAAAGCTGGCCGATTCCTGACATCAACTGCGACTGCTGCGCCGCCTGCTGCTGTTGCGTTTGTTGCAGTTGCGCCATCTGCATGGCCGTCTGCGCATCGAACCCCGCCTGCTGGAACTGCTGCGCCGCCGCCTGCAATCCAAGCTGGCCCTGCTGGCCCGCGAGCTGGCCCGTGAGCCCTGCTTGTTGAGCTTGGAGCTGTGCGGCATTTTGGCCAAGCCCCGCTTGCTGTGCCGCAGCACTGATAGCGCCTTGTCCTGCCTGTTGGGTGAGGCCTGCGGCCTGTAATCCGAGACCTGCCTGCTGCCCCGCAGCGCCCACGGCCAGTTGACCGGCCGCCTGTCGCAAGCCCGCCGCCTGCATGCCGAGACCTGCCTGTTGCGCTGCGGCCCCAATCGCGCCTTGCCCTGCCTGCTGCATCATTCCCGCAGCGGCTTGACCGAGGCCCGCTTGTTGCGCTGCGGTCTGGGTTTGCAGTTGCGCGGCTTGCGCCAGTTGTTGAGCTGCGGCTTGGCTGAGTCCAGCACGTTGTGCCGCAGCGGCAATGTCCGCCTGCCCAGCTTGTTGCCCAAGACCAGCCGCCTGTAAACCAAGACCAGCCTGTTGGGCTGCGGTTTGGGTTTGCAGTTGCGCGGCTTGTGCAAGCTGCTGGGCCGCCTGTTGGCCGAGCCCCGCTTGTTGGCCTGCAATGGATGCCTGAAGTCCGGCTTGCGTGCCAAGAGCCTGTGCGCCCTGCTGTTGCAAAGCTGCTTGCTGCGCCGCAGCGGCAGTCTGGGCGGCACCTGCCTGCCCAAGCTGCTGGGCCGCCTGTTGGCCGAGCCCCGCTTGTTGGCCTGCGACAGCGGCCTGCTGTGTACCAAGCTGGCCGATGCCCTGTGCGGCGCTCAGTTGGCGCTGCTGCTGTTGCTCAAAGCTCGCCATCGCATTGGCTTGCGCCTGCGTGTAGCCTTGGTTCAAGAGGTTTGCGATCGTGCTGGACTTCTGCTCCAACAGTCCGCGCTCCATCTCCGCCCGCTGCACACCTTCACGCGTACCGCCAAACGCACCCGCACGGACCGCCTGTGCCGCCAGGCCCTGCTGTGCGATCTGGCCTTGGCGATTGATCTGGCGCATCGCCTCGTCGATCACCTGCTGCTGGTACGGATTCATGAAGGATTGAGCGGACGTGGGATCAAACGCCCGCTGCTCATCGCCCAAGCGGCCGATGCCTTGTTGGATCGCCTGCTGCGCTGCTGCAAAGCCCGGCTGACGTGCAGCCTGCGCGGCCTGCTGTGCGGCGGCAAACTGTGCGCCGACACCCTGCTGTAGCCCCGGCTGGAATGCAGCAGCCTGCGCGGCCCGCGCGGCTTCCATGCCCGTGGCTTGCGCCCGCTGAAACCCTGGCTGGGCCGCTGCCATACGAGCCTGTTCGGCTGCCGTAAGTGCAGAGGTGACACCCTGCCCAAACCCTGGTTGAGTAATGGCCTGTCGCCCTTGCTGGGCTGCACCATAAATCGCCTGAGTTCCGCGTTCAAACCCAGGCTGTTCGGTAGCTAAACGCGCCTGTTGAGCGGCTCCGAGTGCCGAGGTGATGCCTTGTCCAAACCCAGGCTGTTGGGCAGCTTGCGCTGCTGCTCGCGCCCCACCAAAAAGGGCCTCAGTGCCTTGCTGAAACCCCGGCTGCAATGCTGCTTGCTCGGCTTGGGCAGCCCCCTGAAACGCCGCGTTCAAGCCCTGTTGGAATCCCGGCTGGGCCGTTGCCCGCGCGCCTTGCTGCGCCCCACCAAACAAAGCTCCCACACCTTGTTCAAACCCCGGCTGGGCTGCCGCTTGCTGTGCCATTTGCACAGCCTGCTGGCCCTGTAGGCCGGCTTGCCCGAAGCCCGGCTGTGCAGCCGCCAGCGCAGCCGCATCCGCTGCCTGCTGCCCCGTAGTCGCAGCGCCTGTTAAACGACGCTGCGCCGCAGCAAAGTCAGAGGGCCCTGCACCTGCCGCAGACAGTGCGGCCAAGTCAAGATATTGGCCCTGTTGCGTGAACCCTGGTTGCTGGGCCGCCGCCGCTGCCTGCTGGGCAGCGGTCGCCGCTTGGCCGATCCCTCCCGTGACAGCCTGTTGCGCGGCACCGAACTGCGGCACCGCCGCTTCCGTTGCCGTCGCCGCGCGTTGAAGAATCCCTTGCGAACCAGAGAAGTCTGCGCCAGCGGCCCCAGCGGCCATGCGCTGTGCCTCAGAGACCCCCGTCAGGCCTTGCCCGATCGCCGCCGTCGCAGGCGCGAGGTTCGCGGCGCTCGATGCGCCAGCAAGGTTCTGGGCCGTGGCCAACGCGCCAATGCCCGAGTTGATGTCCTGGAAAGCAGGTGTGAAGCGTGCTGTGGTGTCAGAAGCGAGCGCGCGCTGTTGCGCAACGTCCATGGACCCTGGGACATATCGAGCCTGCTGGGTGATATTGCCTTGAGCGTCTCGAACCTCCGGAACGGTGAAGCCCGTGGCTTGGGCGATTTGCCCAAGACCCCCACTGATCCCTGCCGCTGCTCCGCCCGCCTGCTGCATCGCGAGTTGCGCGTCACGGAACTGATTGCGTGTGTCTGCGCCCCGCAGGACGTCGGCGGCTTCAGCAGTAGTGCTCAGGCCTCCCGACAAGGCCTGATTGGCGGCCGTCATGTAGGGGCTGTAGCCGCCTACGCCTTGCGCCTCTGCGGCTCGGATTGCGGCCGTCTGTGCGTCGGAAAAGCCGGCAACTTGGTACTGCGGGAGTTGTTGTGCCAGAGTCGTAGAAGGTACAAGCTTTGGACGCCCTGTTGCGGCGTCTATAACAGGCTGACCTGTATTGGGATCTCGCTGAACCTGTACGTTTAGCGCAAGATTTTCAGCCTGTTCAAGCAGCCGTTTCTTATACTCCTCAATCTCCGGCGCTTCGCGGACTATCTGTTGCGTGGTGGTGATGTCTGCCATGGTTTTACGCCTTTACAGCGCCACCTTCCAGCGCTTTCATGAGTTTGTACATGCGAGCCGCACCCTTGCGCCGACTGCCGTTCCCCGCATTGCGCACCGCCTTGGCCGTGAAGACAAACTCCCCGTCAGACAGCATCGCCGGGATGGAGTCGGAGGTCCCCGTGCCGGGGCCGTTGATCGGGCCTGTCTTGCGCGGGAACTCCGTCATCTTCATCTCGCCACCGCGTGCCCGCTGTGCCGGCTGTTGTCCGTACAAGAGAGGGATGCCGTACAGCCCTGCTACGTTATACGGTTGCGCGACGCCGCCCGGCATGTTGGTGATGCCCGTCGGGGTGACAGTAGGCACGGGCGAGCGCTCCATCTGGGCATACGAGGGCGTCGGCACGAGGACCGGGGACCGAGGCGCAGCTTCAGCGCGGTTCCTCGAGAACCCATAGCCCGCCTGCTCTAGATCCTGTTGCCGGGCACGCATGCGCGCTAGTGACTCTTCTTCCAACGCAGAAGTCTTGTACAAAGGCTCGGGCTCGCCGGGAGTTTTCTTCATGCCGCCAGCTAGCGTGGCTGCCCCCACACCTGCGGCCATGAGCGGGCCGTAGCGCGTGAAGAACCCTGCATCCGGAGACAGTCCAGGGCGGTTGGGGGAGAAGGTGTTGGACAGGCTCTGGCCGATGTTGTCGAAAAAGCCGGGCTTCGGAGGAGCTGCCCCAGATGCGGCATATTCGCTGAAACCGACTCCTGGCCGGAACGTCGAACCTCCGGGAGGTCCAAGCTCGGCGGCGGTGCTGATCGGACCCGTAGCCCCTGGAGCGCCGGTCCCAGTAACCGCCGACGCAGTGGGCGACGCAGGGACTGCGCCCTCTGCACCAGCAGGTTGTGCCGCCGCCGCGTCCTGCGGAGCCGCACCGGCAGGCTGTTGCGGGCCTTGAAGGCCTTGCAACGCCCCGGCGGTCAGCCCGGCCATGGCACCGGTACGAAGCGCTTCGCCAGGCTTCATGCCCAGCGCCAAGCCTGCGCCAGTGCCCAAGAGGCCTGTGCTCAAGCCAGTGCTCAAGGCAGTTCCGGGCGCAGCAATTGGAGACAGGAATTGTGAAACCCCCTTCAACGGGCTTCCGAGGCCTCCAAAGTCGCCGCCACCGCCAATGTAGCCCAGCGCCCCGGAAATCAGGGCATCTTTCATGTTGCCGCCACCCGCCAACGTCACTGCACCGGCGGACAAAGCCGCTGTGCCTGCCGAGCCAAGTGTCACGCCCAAGGCCGTAGGCCCGAGGACCATGGCCAATCCAACTGTCGCCAGTACCCGCCCAACCGGGCTCTCCACCACCTTCTTGGCTACGTTGACGACGGATTTGACGACATTCGATACGGCACTGAAGAATTTCTTGAAGAAAAACTCAGGCAGCCCTGTGTCAGGATTGATCGTCCCTGACCCGCCCATGCTTTTGAGCATCTCCGCCTCTTCCGGCGTGATGTGCGCAAGCATCGTGTCGCCACGGCGGCCTTTGGACGCAAGGTACTGCGCCATGTCGGCCAAGCCGCCTTCGGCCATCTGCATCGGGGGAGGGGCAGGCTCCTGCATGACAGGGCTCATCGCCATCGGGGCCTGTGCACCACGGATCTGCGAGAGTTTTAGCTCGTTGAGAACCGCGAGGATCGTGCTCAAAAGCTCGAGGTCATATTCTTCAGGCAAGTCCCCGGCATCCACAACACCCTGTTGGATGACCTGCGAACGAAGCTCTTTGTAGCGGCGAGGATTGTTGATCAGCTCCTCAAACATCTGGATGATGAGGCTGAGTTCCTCTGGAGCGATTTCAATGCCGGCCAAGGACTGGCTGAGTTCGCCTTGCAGGCCTGCCAACGCATCAGGATTGGCCATGCCAAGCGCCGTCAGCGCGGCATCGTAAGAGTCAGTACTCGCTACGGTCGGCCGCTCGGCCCGTGATCCGCGTTCCTCGGGCCCCGGCATAGGGAGCGCCATGATCCCTTCATTTTCCATGATGTTCCTTTCCTTGACTGGCCAATAGCCCTAGCGAGAGCTGCGCGCCGGGAAAGGACGCGAGATTGGCTGAGATTATCTGATAGGTCATAGGGCCCTGTCCACTGTCAAGTCCGGTCAATTTCCAAGTAGGAAAGCCAGAAATCGACGTCTGCAACGCTTGAGGTCACCTTCAAGACATCGCCAGCTTCCAAGATGCACGAAACACCCGACAACACGTCCATCGTCTGATTCGTGGGCAGCGCATAGGTCTTCAAAAGCTTGTAGCTGGTGCCGCCACCACCAGGATAGACGGCAACCGTCAAGCTTGTAGTGCTCGCATTCTCGTTGGTCACCCGAAGGGACGAGGCGACCGCTACATTGGCATCCGGCACTGTGTAAAGTGTCGATTCCGTTGTGGCGGCCGGTGTTGCGTACTTGCGCAGATACTTGTTGGCCATGTCACATCGCCGATACGAAGTTGATGGTGAGGATCACCGAAGGGATGGCCGGGCGCGTGGGGGAAGTGCCCGCTGCGTAGTGCTCAAGATAGACGTCAAGGCTGTCGGACCACCACGCGATCTCCAGATAATCGTTGGCCGGATTGTCCACGGTGAAAATGCCGGTAACCGTCGGGACCACATGCGACCAGATGGTAGAGCTCTTACGAGCCGGGATGTCGTAACGGGTATTGCTCAAGGCATAGTTGACGCCTGTGTCCTTGGCCCAGACCTCGAACTCCGCCGCCGTGTTGCCACGGTTGGTCACTTGGAGCGTAAAAGTCACTAGGTACTGCCCAGCGCATGGTACTTTGATGCGACTGTTGTTGGTCACCGTGATGCCGTTGGAGAACGCCGGCGTCAGGGTCAGCAAATTCTCCCCTGTGATGCTGGCGTTGGCCTGATCATCCTCGGAGATCATCATCGCATTGGGCAAGATGATGCCGTTGCTGTTCTGGAACCCTCGAATCCCACCAGCAAACCCGCCGCCTGCACCACGGTTCGCGGACCACGTGGCGGCCGCCGCGATGTTGTCGCTGACAACAGGGGTGTAGGTGTTGTTGAGTTGAAAGATAACCTGCTCGAGCGATCGCACGAGCTGGTTGAACTGCGCCGCGTCGTATTGCTGCGACGCGTTGGGCAGCCGGACGTTGGTGATCTTGCTCATCGCAAGCCGTCTTTTTGTATGTCAACCCGCATCGTGCCAAAGCGCCAGTTGCTGTCCAACTCATCGCTTTCAATGCGAAGCTGAATCTGTCGCCCTCGCGCCCGCGTATCCACCTTTTCCGTACCAGGAGCGATAACGTACGGATCAAGCGAACTGGGGCTGGCGCTGGCTTGCGGGAACGCCCGCAGCAACAGCCTGACCGTCAGATTGCCAACCTGGTTCTTGAAGTCCGGGATGAATCGGCTCATGAGCAACATGTCGTCGCCGTCGCCGATGTCAAAGTAGCCTGAGACGATGTACGCTTCAATCGGGTCGTTTACGGCATTGACTCCGTCTTCTTGGTTGTACAGACGCGTGCGGCCGGCAGTTAAGCCGTAGATCGTGTTTCCGTATGTCGGGGTTTGCGTGGAATCCACGGAGTAAGTGCAAGCAATCGGCTTGGCAAACGTGTTCATGTCCACCCAAGACGTGCGAGGCATCGTGCCGATAGACCAGACGTTTTCCATGTAGTTGTAACTTACGAAGCGGTCAACGTAATCGCTCGTAAACGAGCAATACCACCACGTCACTTCGTTGAACTGCGTGTTGATGCCGACATGAACCTGAAAGCTCTGGATGAGGTTGATGTCCTTGAACACGTAGTCTTGTACGGTGCAGGGAATCTTCTTGACCGTGCCATCAAACATGAAGAACGCATCACGGCCCATCCAATACGCCACACCGTTTACGTCCGCCGCCGCATGCGGCCCGATGCACCCACAGTTGGCCCCCAACTGCTGGAAGCCGAAGGTGTAGGGCGGACCGAGATACTGCTGGCCATGAAGCGATGTGTCCGTCCAGATCAAAATCTGACCCCGTGAACGGACAGCCGTGATGATGGTGTTGCCGTCAGTCAGGCGCTGGCCACCGGCCGTGTTCGTGGCCGTCGGCACAAAGGTGTTGATGTCCTCTTGGTTTGAAAACCGCACGAACATCGGATCCTGCGTGCTCGGCGTGCCGATCGTGCTCTCGGTCCCAAAGCACACCAAGTGCCTATCCGGCGTGGACACCAGCGCGTACTTGCTTTTCGTAGGCGCACCAGAAATGGCCACGGCCCGCGTGCCAAGGCCCCCGCTTGGCAGCCATTCATAGATGCCCCCGTCAAGGGCCTGCGCAATCAGGTTCTCACCGTAGGTGTCAAATTGCCAGACACGCGGGTTGAGCTGCAACCCGGCAGACGGAGGACGTGGCGTGTTCCATGTAAAGAATCCCCACGTGCCCGTGCCCCAGCCAAAGTCTACGTAACCTTTATCTGAGCCGACATTGATCTGGTATGCAGCATTTGCCGTTCCCGCTCCGGTGGCTGTGCTGCTGGCTTGCGCGGGCGAGGTGATCCGATAAGTGCTGGAGCTTAAGACTTCAACAATCTGAAACTCGTTGGTCAAACTTGCGTTGGTAATCCCGCCAGGGTTCCCGGTGACGCTGGAAAAGGTCACAAAGTCGCC